TGCTGCCGGAGTAGCTGTTCCTATACCAACACTACCACCATTGTTTATATAATTTGCCCCACCAGATTCGGCATAAAGTTTTACCTTTGTTCCCCCTGAGTGGTCATATAATATAAAGTTCCCGTCACCAGAAGAATCAGATCCAAGTTGTACCGCCATACTTCCGTCAGAAGCGTAAGCTGCGAAGTATTTACCATCTCCCTTTAGAGTTAATAAATGCGGAGCATTTACAGTACCAATACCAACATTACCATCAGTGTTAAACGCCATTCTTGTCGCTGAATCTGTGGCATCATAAATTTCTAAATAACCATTGGCAGTTTGTCCGTCTACTATCTTCCAATGTTGAGTAGTAGAACCAGTTTTCTTAATTTCGTAACCTACAGTGGAGTTTGCAGCTACTTGAGTTAATACAGTTGTAGCACCAACACCTTTACTAACGTGAAGGTGAGCGGCAGGAGAAACCGTTCCTATACCAACATTTCCGTCAGACATAATGACCATGCGAACCGTTGGCGATGCTGCACCATCAGCGGTGGTTGAAAATTGCAACCTACCGGGCATATCATCCGCCCCGGGTGTGCCGTCAACTATTGCATTTATTCTTGCGGCTTCGACATAATTTGTACCGTCCGCTCCTTGAAATGTCAGTGTTCCAATTGCGTCGCCGCTTTGAACTACAGTCACGGCTCCCGTTGTAGTACCTCTACTCTTTGCAAAGCCTAATTGAGGAGCTTCTCCGTCGTTGGTATTGCGAACAACTCCAGCCGTTACATAGTCAGCAGCCGCAGTTGAACCATTGTTTTCAACAAATAACTTCGCGCCGTAAGTCGTGCCATTCCACCACCTTAGCGGCATTGCTCCATTCACCCCAATTAAAACTCGACCAAGCGGATCGATACGCATCTTCTCTACGAGATTTGGCACGCTTCCCGTAGCATCAGAGGTATAAAACCTCATGTCACTGGTATGAGTAGCGTCGGGTTCAGCAACGCCTATTCTAGCAGTTGGGTTAGCGTGAGTTGTGGACCTTGCAAAGTCTATTGCGGTAGCGCTTCCAGCCGTAGATCCTATATGTATGCCGTCCCAACTTTCCGAAGCTCTGACGTCTAATTTTTTAATTGGGGTGCCTGTACCTATCCCGACGTTACCGTCATCAGCAACAGTAAGCCGTTCAGTCCATCCAGCACCATAGTATGACCACAAGCTAACCCCATTCGCACCTCTTATTTGAATTTCATGTGAAGAATTATCAATGTAAGACGAAGAAACTCCATCAAAATAAAGATTGCCTCGAACAATAGCGTTTCCATTGACATCTAATGTGTCTTCAGGAGTTGCTGTCCCTACTCCAAACCGACCATTAAGCAGCATTGACACCTTAGTTACTCCGGCATAACCAAAACGTAAAGCAGCATCGTCAGCTAATATCTGAAAATAATCTCCTCCCGCGAAATCTCCATTAGCTCCATCGAGCCATATAACAGCGCCGTTAGAGTACTCACTGAAAGCTATAGCTGAACTTCCTTTTTTAATAGAAAGGGGATAAGGTGGAGCAACAGTCCCTATACCAACACTACCTGACGAATTAACAACTATAGCATTGTATACGGCATCATGACCAAAGAAAGCGTAATCACTCGCATGAACATAACCTAACTGAGCCCCCGCTGATGTAGCGCTACCAATATGAACTGTTGGGCTAGCGCTAGGTCTAATTATATAAGCCACTACAGAGTCACTGCTACGAACATCTAAGGTCGCAGCTGGCGCATTTGTTCCTATACCCACTTTCCCATCCGCTTGAACGCGCATTCTTTCTCCCGTGGAATAAAAAATCCAATCATTAGAAGCGGAATAAAGCATCATATCATTGGAAGTACCACCAATAAGCGAAGCTTTGGTTCCAAAGGCACCTACGTTGGTAGTACCTCTATAGAAGTTCATATAAGCACCTTTATTTGTGGCGCTTCCTCCTTGTAAATTTATTATAGTATTAGTGCTACTATCAGAATATACATGAAACGTTGACGATGGTAAAGTGGTTCCAATGCCGACGCTTCCTCTTAAAATCTTAAATGCTGGTATAGTTCTATCTGCCATTATAAATCCTTATGATACTGCCGTTGCCATTCCCATTACGTGGTAACTTAGTTTACCGGTGAAACTTCCGTTAGCAGTTGTGCTTAACTTTAATTGTATTGTAAATGTATCGCTACTTGGGTCTACTATCTTCGACATAATTAAATCTGTATTAGTATTATCAAATTCACTTATTATTTGCCCCGGCTCCTGATAACCATCTGCACTGTTTTGAATAAAATATTCTCCAACGAAAGCGACGGCGCTATGACTGCTCCAATCGCCGCTTATAAATAATTTTACATGACATGCGGTGTGATCGGCTAAACTAATTGTAAGAGCTGTAGTATAACTTGACCCATTCATCGCTACATCTTTGTAGCCCATCCAGTTACCGTTGTTGGTGGCACCGACTTTAAAATCACCTTCAACGTGGAGTTTTGCGGCGGGAGTATTTGTTGAAATAGCAACTCGATCATTGCCGCCGTCAGTAAATAGAAGGTAGTCATCTCCATTACCTTCGACTCTGAAGTCCATGTCAGTGCTACCGTCATTAATAACTACTGAACTTGTATGAACTTCAAATAAACGGTTTCCACTAGCATCACGACAATTAATAAAATAGTTAACGCCTCCTATAATATCCAAGCCATAACTAGCGCCGCCCATTTGAATTTTCGCGGCCCAATCTGCACTTGAATCATCATATATATAAAACTTAGCGTCGGGACTAGCTGTGTGGTTAGTACCTCTTACAATTTGGACTGAATCCGCGTCATCAGAAAGATTTCTAAATATCGCGCCGGTTCCGTATACATCTAATTTATCAAGAGGGGAATTCGTTCCTATTCCAACGTTACCGTCGTTCTTAACGACCATTCGTGAAGCACCGTTAAGTCTGTCGTAAATTTCTAAAGAACTGCCTGCAGAGATGTTTGTTCCGAATTCCCATCTATCTGCGTTTGTTCCGCCTACATTAGAATTAAACCATATAGAAGAGTTTGAATTCGCAGTAGTTGATACCACACGAACAATGCATGTGGCTGATTCGAGGTGAAGTCTTTGTGCGGGATTGTTTGTTCCTATCCCCACATTACCGTTATCCAAAGCAATTATGGAGGAGTCTTGCAAAGCAGTAGTGCCGTTCCAACGTGGAATATAATGATCAGTTCCAGAACCTGTGACAGTTCCGGCTCCTCCTGTAAATTCTATAACATTCCCTGAAGAATCTACCCCTAAAGATTTAGCTAGAGTTCCTGTATGAGTTCCAGAGCCATAAGTGTAAAGCTGAAGTTTACCCGTATAATGTAGTTGTAATAAGGTATTAGCAACATATTCAGCTTGACTACCAGCAGCATCAAAACCAACGTTCCAGCTATTGAAACTTCCAGAGTAATTCATCCCGCAAAACCACTCTTCGCCAGAATAACTACTATCAGTATAAAAAGTTCCAATGCCTCGACCCTCGTAGCCTTTCATTAAAATTGTGGTGGTAGCCGCAGGAGAACCAGCCGTATTTAATGCCTCTATGGTCAATTGAGTACTTTGTTGATCAGCGTGACCTATAATAGCGCTACTATAACATTGAAATAAAGCCTGAGGATTAGCTGTCCCTATTCCAACACTACCCGAGGAAATGATTATCATACGAGTAGCAGCTGCACTTTCATCCCTAAATTCCAAAGCGTCACCAACAGTGTCCGAATTACAAACACTCCAATTCCCGTGCCCAGAATTCAATAATAGTCTAGCGTTTGAGCTAGCAGCATTTGTTATTTTTAATGTAGCGTTGTCATGGCCAGATCCATAAACCTCTAAATTAGCAGAAGGAGCATCTGTTCCTATGCCGACACCACTGCTAAGAATCCGCATGATCTCGGTGTTATTCGGCTTAAACTGAAAATAGTTAGCCCGCAAATCCATCGGCTTCCAAGAACTCCAGCCTGTCCCTTGAGTTTGTATGATTCCTGACGTTGAACCGTTTGCGGATATTTGCCATAGAACATTGGCCCCGTCGTCCATATACAGATATTTACCCGACACACTGGATTGAATATTTACTTGCGCCTGTGTGGAATTTCCCCCCACCGATAGTAGTCCTGCCGAAGTAATTCGCATTTGTTCAGCAGGGCTAGCTCCATTTGCGCGAGTAGAGAAAAGCATGGCACTTGCATAGTTGCCTGCAGTACTGTTTTCTTTAATTCCCTGTATTATTCCAAAATCATTTATCGCTGAACTGGTTCCATTTGTATAACCCCCTAAAGCTATACCTGCTCCTGTACCCGCTGCTGCGCTAGCTGAATCTAGAATAGAAACTACCCTTTTGGCATCTCCGTTTGTTTGGCTCACCCCCAAAACCTGAAACGGAAACGAGGGGGCATTTGTGCCAACGCCGACCCAACCAATATCAGAAGTCCCGCTCTTAGCAGCAATAGTCATCGACTCTACATCACTCCCCGCGGCCATGACGCTAAATCTTAATGCGCCATCTTCAGTACCATCTGTATTATCGACAATAAATGATTCGATTGTAGCGTAGCGAGTGTCCTGACTAGCGTCATTTAAAGCGTCAAAAATTATAAATCCAGTAGAATTACCATCAGAGTTACGGTCAGCCCGAAGTTTTAACCCAGATCTGCCCGAGCCGTCATTATCGAGCAGAATCGTTTGATCACTAGCTGAATTTGTATATATATGAAGAGGAGTATTTGACCCCGGAGTAGCTGTCCCTATTCCAACACTAGCGGTGGTATAAACAATGTCATCATTAGATTGTAGTTTTAGTTTACCTCTATTAGAATCTACTATACCTTCAGAGTTGTCGTGTTTAAGCCGTAAGTAATGAGCGGCAGAAGTTGGGGAGGCCGCGCCTATTTTTACGTCAAGTCCTTGGACCTCCAATATGGTACTTGGAGCATCTGTTCCTATACCAACGTTGCCGGTCCGATCCAGCATCATCACTACGCTTTTAGTTCCGGCAAAGTTTCTCTGAAAAGCTAACCCGTCTAAGCCAGCCATGCCAATGTAATAACCTTTTCTTTCTCCCCCTCTTTCTAGGTAAATTCCCTGCTCAACACCAAGCCCAGTTTGTTTAATTGCTAAGGCGGGGCTTGATAAATCGTTAGAAGCATCAGAAAATGCTGCTCCAATATGAAGGTCTGCGCTTGGACTATTTGTTCCTATACCGAAATTACCTCCAGTTAACCAACTATTACCTACCGAACTAAGGCCTACTGTACTTGTGGCATCTTTGTTAAACACATAAAGGGCTCCGTCCCCATCCCCATCTTGATAAACTCCAAAAATTTTATCAGCATCTAGAGAACTCTGGACCTCCAAAGCATAAGAGGAGTTACCTGAAGATTTTAGTGTTAAGCGGCCAGTAGGTGTAGC